TTTTATGGATTTTGGAATTATTACAAACATTATATATTTTATAATGATATTTTTATTTTAAATAATTAATTTATTGATATACTGATTATTCTTATTATTTGTTAAAAAATACTCTGGGATATTCTAAATCTTGAAATACATAATTCTGTAAAACCGCCAGGGTTAATTCAGTTTTGTCTTCATTTATTATATACCTTCTTTGGGTTTCCAATACCAAGTCTTCAAAGACTCTGCATTCTTTATTCATCTTTTCCCAATATTGTTTCATAATTTTAGCTGTAGGAGATTCCAGGCCTCCATGTTTATATATAATCATATTAATCATTTCAAGTGGTAAAACATTTGAATAAAACATCCTTTTACTTTATTAATAGATTTTATTTTAATTATAAATCAATTTTATTAACAAGTAGGAGATAATTAGTATATATAGTAATTATTGCATTATGAGATAATCACTATATTCCTATATATGTGATATTGGATATATGCTGGATTTATATTATATATTAGATTTATACTTAAACTGAACATATAAAATATTTTATATTCTTAAATCAGTAATAAATCCAATATAATAAATAAAACAAGAATAAATCTAACTAATCAATATAATGATATATTGATTAAATAGTAAAAATAAGATATTACATATCTTCAAAAAATAAATAAATAGAATATCTGGACTAAATTGGTTCAAATTCTTTATTATATAAATCTCCAAAAGTGTCCAGTTTAAAGTTCATCATATTCTTCATCCTCTTGAGTCTGTTTATAAATCCATTTACCTTGTTCATTCTTTTCCATTTCAATATTCTGGTTATAGTTCATATCTTCAGTTCCAAAGTCCCATGAAAGATTTTCAGTTCTGCATTCTTTATTTCTATATTGTCCAATCTTCATTTGATATTCAAAGAACTCTGGATTTATTGTATTAATAGTATATTTAACTTTATTCTTTGTCTTTCTCTTTGTATTGAATAGTTTGAGTTTAGTATGAGTCATTTGAGTATTACCAGAAGCTATTTGGGCTTCAGTTGGTTCATAAGGAATAGTAATAGTTGTTCCAAAGATTTGTCCAATCATTTTCTCAATTCCTAACGAACAATCAGCTTTATTAGTAAAATCCAAAACTCTTGGTTTCTTATTTCCTTCTTCATCTTTTTCAGTTAATCTCAATCTAAATATATCATCCACTTCATTCCATAGTTGTTTAGCTTTAACTGCTTCATAATTATTTTTTGCAATCATATCATCTTTTTTAGTAATACCACAACCTTTCATAAACCTCTCAAGAAACACTAATTTATAATTATCACTTTTCATTTTGTTATAATTGTAATCTTCTTTTGTGGCCAGTTTATCATCAAGAGAAATACCGGATTTAATAACATACTTAATACTCATTTGATTCTGTGTTCTTTTCTTTTCAAAGATAAATAATTCTTTATGAGCTTCCATGTGTTCTTTTGGTATTTTCAATAATTCATTTATTTCTTGAATTTTTGGATGGTTCTTATCAAAGTTCTCAAGTTGTTCATCTTTGTAATCTTTCTTCATTTTTGATAGAACACTCATTCCAGTTTGCCCAATTGAAGAATTAAGAATAACACCCCTACTTTGAAGTAGATTTCTAAAATGAGCAAATTTATTAGTATCATAGCAATCATTATTATACATAATAACACTCATTACTTTCATCCAAATATCATTATCTTCTTTTGAGCTTAACATTTCCCAAACTGCATAATCATCAATCTTTTTAATATATTCATATGTTTCCTGGATATTGATGAACTTTTCAGTTTTGAATGATTTTTTAAAGAATATGTAATTTATTTGTTTAATATTTCTTGTTCTTGCAATTTGCTGAACCATCATTCTTGGATTGATTGTATGTTCTTCATACCAACAAAATACATCTCTTTCAATTTGAGAATCAAGACCATAAATAATCTTTGGTGAAATAATAGCTCTATCAAATGAATCTAATGAAGTATATTCATCATTATCACTTGTAATAACAACTACAAATCCTTTCTCATCTTTGAAAACCATTAATCCTTCAAATCTTTGTTGTTCTTCTTCAGTAAGAGGTATTTTATCAAAATTATCTTTTCCAACTTTAATACATGAACTCTTTGAATCACAACACATTAAGAATTTATCACTTTTCACAAGGTCTTCAGTATAAGATTCAATATTGAAATATTCAATAGCTTTTACTCCATTATTATGTAAATAAGTGTTAATATATAAATCATAATCAATATTGAGATAATCAAGAAGTTCAAGGGTATGACCTTGTAAATCAGCATCCACACAAAAGATTTGTTTAGCTTCATTAAGAACATTACATAAGATTTGAAAGATTTGAGTTCTTCTATCATTAAGAGTCTTACTTGAAAATAAATGTTCAATAAGAGAATTATATTCATCCATGAAAATCACATAATCTCCAAAATCTCCACGAGCAATCTTTTTGAGTGAATCAATACAAATTACCATAGAATCATCTTGTTTAAACCATGAATCTTCTTCATTATAAAGTTTGCAACTAATACCTCTATCTCTAAAGATACTATATTGTTCTTCACCAAGAGTGATTCTGGAAACAATACTAATAAACTTACAATTAGATTGTTCAGCTAAATATTCTTTTACAATAGTAGTTTTACCAGTTCCAGTATCACTTTTAATCACAACACATTTTTTCTTTTTTGGTAATTTAATATGTTTTCCAAGTTTGTCCCATTCACCACATTTTTTAGGTTCTTTGAGTTTTGATTTAATTGTTGGTTTATATTTAATATAATCAACATAAGTCCGGTATGTATGAGTTTCTGTAGAACCATCTTCTCTTTGTTTAGTAGATTGAACAGCTTGGTTAAAAATATGTTCAACTGCATTAATATTAAAATGTTTTTTGATTCCATTATATTGTTTAACATTTGGAGGATGGTTAGGATTTGTATAATTTGTTTTAGGATGTTCGGCACACATCTTAAGGAATAATTCACCTTTATCCATAGACTTCATAGCTGTGGCCAGGATTAACCATTTATCATGTTCAGTAAAATATTCATCTGGAATTTTTGATACAATAGATTTACATTTTTCATCTGTGATGTTATAACAATAATATCCAATTGAAGATTGCATTTTAATTGCTTTAGCATCTCTTTCTTTTCTTTGAATAATTTTTTTATCTTTGGACATGATGTTCTTGATTAACCATTCTTTTAATTCTGTTGGGATTGGTTTGATATTTGTTTCATTAATAACTTTATATTGACCAACTCTTTTCTGTGAAACCGGTAAATCTTTATCTTGTTTAATAAAACATTTACTACCAGCTCCAACAATATATCCCCCATCATTCTTAATATCAACTTGATGAGTTGCATTATTAGTTCCTTTTCCAAAATCTTCATCATATTGGAAAATCAAATGTTCTCCTCCAGATGTAGTCTTTTGAGTAAGAGTATCAAACTTTTCTACATAATCATCTCCAAAAGTCTTAATAAACTCACTATCACTTTTATTTAATTTATATAAGTCTAAATCTACAACCATAATCCCATTTACTTTACCACATGGGATTCCACAATTTCCTTTAAGATTTTTTTTCCATAAATGTTTATTTTTCATACCTTTTTCTCCACACCACATATTAGCTACTGGTATTTTATCCATTCCAACTGGGAATTTAAATAGTTCATCCATATCTGTTTTATTATTAGATGAGATTTTACTTTCATCTTTTTTATTTTCTCTTAAACACCCTACACAAGTAGTTAGTAAAGTTTCCTTTCCACATGCAACACAAGAATTCATTTTAGTTTTCATCATCTTATTTATATAATGGTGAGATTCTTTTAAATCAATTTTTTTTAAACATATTTCATTTTCAAAATCCATATCAGCATTTAAACAATTATTTGGTGAAGTCATCTTTTAATATACTAATATATTTTTTTTTAAATCAATTTTTTATTAATTAAATGATTAATTAATAAAAATTCTAAATATAAAAAATCTGGACAAAATTGGCTAAAATATTATCCTTAATATAAATCCCAAAAGTGTCCAGTTCCCTAAACTCTGGGGAATTGATTTCCAATTGTGGATATTTGATTCTGCTGAATATCACTTCTATATCCTTCAATTCTCTGTAGAGCTTTAGCCATAATTCTGGCCTGTTTAGATTCTTCACCTTCTTTATGAAGTAAAGTCATTTCAGTAGGATTTAATAAATCATTTGCTAATGTTCCATCCTTTAATCTTAATGCAGCTGTTAAACTATAATATGTTTCATCTTGAGGGACATTTAATTCTACATCTATAGGGAATTGTGAATAATAATGTAATACTCCTTCATTTTCTCCGGTTTGTAATTCTTCTTTAGGAATTATTGCTATAGCCTTTGTTTTATCTCCAGTAAAACCATTAGCTCCTTTAATATTAAAATCTTGTAATTCTACTGATAAACTTGGTTCTAATATAGCTGTAATTGGTTTTCTTTTAGTTATAATTGGATTATGAACACTACCAGCAGCAAATACCTCATAATGAGCTGTTCCTAAAGTTGCATCAATATCAGCTATGTTTGGGTTCAAATCCGCATCCGGAAATCCACCACCAGCAGAAACTAAATCCTCTGGAAGAATTGTTCCTAATTTCCACATTTGAGATAATGCTAAAGCATTTGGAGGGTCAGCTTGGACTTGTTCAGCATCCGCTTCCGCTACTTGGGCTAAAGTATGTGTATCTTCTGTGGCCATCATGGGAGTAGAAACTCCTAAACCTCTGGTATATTCTTTATCATCACTAATAGTTTTTCCTACATAAGTAGCAGCTTTATAAAAACCTCCACGGCCACAACACATTATAGGACGAAGTGGATAAAAACTTTCCTTAATAGTTGAAACAAAAGCCGGATTTTGAGTTGTTCCAGATTTCAATAAATCTCTATATTCTGTAAATGTTCCAGTTCCATCAGTATCATGTGCTACTGAAAGTGTTATAGTTCTTAAAGCATCAATAGTCATAATTAATCTAATAGTGGGAGCATTTGCTATATCAAATTGAGTCCAATTTGCTGGAGGGCCACCACCAGCACTTAAAGGGTCTAACTGGTCAAAAGCACTTGGTAAAACTCTCATTTTTTCTTGGTTTCCAGCTCTCCAATTACCATTAGGAAATTGACTTCCTTGCTGTTGTTTTAACTGGAAAGCTTGAAAATAAACACTATTAGTAGTTGGATTATTATTTAATATAAACCAGAAATCTGTTCCATTCAAATCAGTATTAGCTATAGCATCAGCATTCCCAGGATAATCTGTAGCCCCATTATAAAGCTGTTGTCTTACATATCCCATTCTCATTTCTGGAAATCCTATAGGTAAATCCATGCTGTTTGTAATTGCAGTTCCATCAGTTCTTTCAATATTATAATCAAAATCATCAGTAGGTTTTCTACCATCACTTTGAATAGTTCCATCAGTTTCATTAAAATACATATAATTTGGGACAGCATCATAACTGACTTCTAAAGTAGCATCACTATTCTCATCTGTTCCCCATCCAAAAGCACCATTATCCATTCCTGGGCCATCCAAGAAATCTTCTTCTCCGGTAATAATTCTAACATATCTTACCTCACCATCATCCTCAAATGTAAATTGTAAATCCCATCCATTACCAGCAGCAGTAGGAGCAGCTACTTCAAAATATCCAGTTCTTATTACCGCTCCTGCTCCAGTATAATCAGTAAAATCCATTTGATTTACCGCTGGGCCGGTAGAACCTAAAAGTCCTTGAAACTCCCCTACATCAGTATTCATACCGGTTAAGCATGGAACTTCCATAACATAACTTCCACCATTACCAAAAATACCTCTTTCAGCAGTAAAAAGTCTGGACTGGACTTCTTGTGTGTCCATATCACTACTTTCAGCATTATTAGAAGTAAATGTAGTAAAAGTTGAAGGTTGGGCATTTGCAATATTAATTACTCCATTAGCTCCATTATAAAGAGAAAAGGGATTATTAGGAGAAACATTAGCGGAAGCTGGAGCAGCTTGTTGGGTAATATCTATGGTAAATGTGGGAAATCCTTTACCATCTGTCTGGTTAAATACACAAGTCCATCCAGCTATTTGTGCTCCAGTTCCATCTTCTTGATACTGAAAAACACCTATAATAGTTGAAGCTTGAAGAGCAGTAGCTAAAGCTGATGCTAATTCTGTTCCGGTATAACTACCTTCTGGGACTACAACTTCATGTTGTTCATAGTAAGCAGCAGCTCCTATTCTCCATACTAAAGTATCATTAGAACCTTGGACAATTTCAAATCTATCTTGTTTATTAATTGTTAAAGATACTAAACTTATTGTATCTCCTACATGGAAAGTTATTCCATCCTTAAAATGATTCTTGATATATGAGGCATATTGAGGTCTTGGGTCTTGTGCATTCAATTCACTACTTAATGTAATTAAACTCATCTTTTATAATTACATAAGATTTTATTTTTATGAAAAAAAATTTATAAAAAAAAACTAAATATTTATTTTCTCATTATATAATAAAAGATGGATTATGAATTACATGATAAAGAGGTTGGACAAAACCTTGATAAGTTGCACAAAAAAGCTCAAGCCAAAATTAAAGCTTTAGAAAAAGCTGAAGTGAAACCTAAAGAAGTATTTGAAGGGTGGAAAGAAAAACCCAAAAAGGATAAAAAGAAAATGAAAGAGGATGCTAAAAAGAAAGCTAAAAAATAATTATTTCTTAATTAATAAATCTTTATCAATTTTAGCAGCTGGGCCACCCATTACTGAACTATATAATCTGGCCATTCCCCATTCCCTTGGGGATGTAATATGTGGTCTTACTGATTGTGGATTTGATTTATAAGCCCCTTCACCTTTCTCAACTATTTTTTTTAATCCTTTTAATTGAAATCCAGTTGTTTTGGAAATCTCATTTATAGTATGTCCCTCATCTTTAGAGAAACCATATTTTTTATTATATTTTTGTTTCCAAGTTCCGCCTTTAGCTTTATTAATAATTTTATTACCTTTTACTTCTGGATTTTCTTTCCGGTATTTCATCCAAGTTTCAGCCATGGTGGTTGCACTTTCTTTAGTTTTAAAAGTTTTATTAGCATATTCCTTCTTATGAAGATTCCATAATTTAAAAGAACCATCCTTTTGTTTTTTTACTTGATAAGGCATGTTATTTATAATATAGTGAGAAATTATATTATAAATTATTTCTTGAATTTTTTATTTAACATCAAATAATCATATCCAGATTTTATTTCAAAACTGGACACTTTTGGCTCAATATCTTTACATATATAATTACCATTAATGTCCATATTATATGCTAAACCAAAATCGGTATTAATTTGATTATGGCTCTTTAAGTCATCCAATTTTTTATTAATTAAATCCATTTTTTTATTAATTAAATCCATTTTATATGTGAGATTTAAAAGAACTTCATGTAGGTCATCCATTTTATTTATATAAAGATTTTTATTTTAAATTAATTTTTATCTGGATTCTTCTTTTTTGCAGCTTCATCTATTTTTTTCTGTTCGTCTGGGGACATAGTTGGATTTTGGATTGGGGGCATGGTTTTCCTCTTAACTATTTTAAAAATTAAACTGGAATTATCACTTATAGGAGCTGGTTTCCCATTTGGTAATCTAATATCTACTTTAAAATGTGATAATATGTAAGGTTTATCAACCATATATGTCCAGTCTGTTGTAAAGGAATAAAAGAAATCTCCAGTTGAATAATTCCTACTTATATAAGCCATAGCCGGTATTTTTTGTTCTCCATTAGCTCCACCATAATATTTAACATTTGGTATAATATCACTATAAACCACTAAATATGAATAATCTAATTTTGATGGTAGATTTAATGCAATTATTTTATCACTTTCCGCATTAGCTTCTAACTGGCCAGGTCTTACCCCAGAAATAGTTTCCATAGGATATTGAGCTATATTTTGAGAAATAGCCAACATTATTGAAGCAGATACATAAGCATTAGTAGTCATAGGTAGGGGGGTATTTCTTTGTTTTTCTAAAGCTGATTGTGGGAATCCAATATATTTAACAACATTATACTGATTAAATTGTGCATTTTGGATTCCAAACATACCTAATAATTGTTCAATATTAAATCCTAATTTATCAAATAAAGTTCCTTTGTATTGATTAGGATAGAAAGCATCCATCTTTATTGTATTAGCTATTAAAGCATCACCAATTCTATCCAAATAAAAATCATTTACAGCAGATAAAAAAGGAATATACATGTTTGTAATTCCAATTCCAGATTGAGCTGATATTGTTGGAGAAGGGAATTGTTGTTGTGGAATATCTAAATATACTACCGGAACACCATTCGCACTTTCATCTCCCATACCACTAATCATAGCCTCTTGGGATTGGATAAATAAATTATTAGTAGCAAATTGTTCATTAGGTTTTGCTTCAATTAATTGAAAGATTCCATTTCCAGTTCTGGTTGCAGTATGAAGAGAACTTATAGTATATCTTGAAAAATCACCATCAAACTGAATTAATGGATTATCAGCCCCAATCATAATATAAGGCATATACCTTTGAGGAGCTACAGCCTCATAAGTAGTTCCTTGCGGATATACCGGTGAAGCTTCAGTAGAACCGGATTTAGCTACATAAGGACTTGAGGGGTCAGTTTTCATAGTATTAACAATTTTACTCCAAGCATTATCACTACAAGATGTTGATATTCCAAATAATTCTCCTTGCATAGGATAAGGTATTTTGATTTTTGGAGTTCCAGAAACATTCCCAACTCCTACTGGTGTAGCATTAATTAAAGCAAAGAAAGGAACATCTACCATAGTAGGATAAGGAGCTTTACCGGCTTTATAAAATACTACTGCTAATGCTGGATAATCTCTATTTGAAGCATCATAATTTCCCAAAAAAGGAGCTATTCCCAAACCTTTTATATCAAAGAAATATCCTTTTGTATTTCTAAACGAAAAATCACTATTAGTAGGTAATTTTATTTTACATTTAGGAGAACTTGGGTCAAACTCTTCTCTAAAATTAGTAAATAATTCTACTTCCAAAGAGGTTATATATTCTCTATTTAAAGTTTCATTACTACCGGCAAGTCTTACTGGATTTTGAATTAATCTGGGCATAGTTCCCCAAGGAACATGGGGAGGTAGATTTCCATAATTAGCCCAATTAAATACTTTATAGGTGTTAGGTAAAGTTCCCAGATTTGCTGGTAATGGTGCTACTGGTGGTGTTGCTAATGGTAATCCACTATAAAAAGTGGCCACTCTTGGATTCACTAAATTAATATTTCTTTTAGCTTGTCCTATGGTATATTCATCATCAGCCCTTCCAATTTGAAACTTACATCTTTGATTATTCCAAACTAAATTTGCATTATAATAAGAAGTGGGGGAAGGATTTATAACCGGTGGCCCAGTATAAAAATCTCCAGAAGCTTGAAAAGAAGCCTGGTAAGCTCCCTTCCATAAAGCTTCCCTTAAAAGAGTCATATTGTTATAAGAAGCTATGATATTTGTAGTAATACATTCACCAGCATCCAGATTCAACATTTCTGGGTCATCCAGATTAGTAAAACCAGAAGTAGCCCCATCAGCAGTCCAATTACTATAAGGGAATGGGTCAGTAGCTACTACTTTATCCATAACATCCAACAAAACAATTTCACTACCATATTCTCCCCAATCATCAAGAATAAAATTAGCTCCAGAAAAAGTAGTAGCTTCATTAATTTTTTCATCATCTCCATTAAAAAAAGTAGAAGGTTTTGGTTTTTGTTTTAATTTTTGATAATATGTTAAAGCTTCTAATTTTCCAATTTCTCCAGTTAAAATATTATTCCAAAACATTTCTCTACCTTCTTCTTCAAGGTAATCAGTTCCCTCTGGGACAGCTCCGCCCCCTATTGTTTTTTCACCTTCAAAAGCAGCTTTCCATGTTCCTCTGCTTCTTCCTTCAAATAATTGGCCAGTTGCAGTATTAGTAGTAAAAAAAGTTTCATCAGTAATAGTAGCCCTTGGTCTAAATCCAATTTGTCCGGTAGTTCCATCAATATTCCATGTTCCACCATTTATTTCAGTTTGTTCCCATCCATCAGCATCACCTTGACGATTATGAAATTGTGAAGTTAAAAACTCCCCAATTGTAGCTGGACTATTAAAACCTTCTGGAACATTTAAAGGAAAAAACTTTTTTGTTAATACTTCATTTTCAGCATCTTCATTATCCGGCCCACTCCAAAATCTTGCACATTTATAAAGTCTTTGTGGCCCAGCTATACTCATATCTATACGAGCATTTTGTATGGATGGTCTAAAATTAGCAGCAATAATAGCAGATGTAGGAGGGTTTTTAGTAGGGTCAATTGTAAATCCTTCTAAAGCTTGGTAAGGATAATTTTGAACAAAATATAAAAAGTTTTCAGTTGGTAATCCGGTTAATCCCATAACATTATTAACTTTTCCAACATCTCCCCAAGCTAATTGGCCATAATAAGGTAATAAATATCTTGTATCAGTTTTAGCAGTAGATTTGGGCATATTCATGTTAAACTGCATTCTATTTACAATATAAGGGGCAAATTCAATAGTAGCAATATTATCAACTAAAGGATTATTACCAACTTTATTTTTACCACCGGAAAACTCTTGGGTTTCTTCTGGACTTCCTTTCGTGTTAATCATAGAAGCTTCAACTGAAATCTCATCACCAACTTCTATGGGGACTCCATTTTCAATATAAGTTGTCCATTCGTGTGAAGGATATTCTTGTTGTGTTGCGGTGTCCGGTGTGTTTATGGAGGCATTTAGCTCCGCTTCAATTGTAGCTCTATAAGCAATTTGTCTATTACTTTCTATGATAATAGTTTCACTCATCTTTTAATATAACTATAGATTTTATTTTTTAGTTTTATTCTAAAAAATAAGAAATATTTTTTTAACCAAAATAATCATCATAAGGGTGTGGTTCTGGTTTTGGTTTCAATATTGGTGTAGCTTTTACTGGTTTAGGTTTTGGAACTGGAATTGGTTTTGAAGCTGGTTGTTTTACCGGTTTTGGTTTAGGTTTTGATTTCTCATATTCATTTCTTAAAGTTTGGTATTTTTCCATGTTTCCCATAAACTTCATAAAACTCATTTTTTCATCTTCCAATTTTTTCTGCAATACTTCTTCATCTGTAGGTCTTAAATGTTTGTTAAACTCTGGGTCAAGTTTTTCTGGTTCTGGTGGTTTTTCCACTTCTTTTTTTACTTTGATTGTCTTGGCCTTATATTCCTTCTTGGCTTCCCTTTCTTCTTTTTTAGCTTTCTGTTTTTGATATTTAGTTGGTAATTTTTCTTCTACTTCTTTCAAAGCATCTTTTTTAGCTTGAGCTTTAGCTTTCTTTTTCTCTTGTGCTAATGCACGGATTCTATCTAAATGAGCTCGTTGTTTTTCACTAATTTCTCTTTTTTTCTTTTTTGGTTTTTCTATAATTTTATTAGTTGGTTTATTGATAAATGGGTCATCTGGGTCTTCCTTAATTTCCATACTTAATCCATCATCATTATCTTCTTCCATTAAAATCTCTATATCTTCTTCATTCATTAATTCCGGTAATGATATATCAGCCATCTTTTATTATATATAGATATTTTATTTTTCTATAAAAAAACTTAATATATTTTTTTCTATTTCTAAAGAATATATCTAAAAAAATCTGGACTAAATTGGCTCAAATATTCTCTATATATATCTACCAAAAGTGTCCAGATATATATATATGAAAAATTAGTGTTCGGTTTCAAATATTTCCTCATCTGTGTCCTCATCATCACTCTTGTATTGAGAAACATTAATAAGATTCTTACCTTTATAAATTAAATCAGTAAAGTTTTTATAAGCTTCACTTGGATTAGTTTGGAGAGGACAATACATAAAATTATATCTTTCCTTTGTGCAGTATCTATATAATGCTTTGAAGTTTTCTTGACCACCATAAATATCACCATATTCTTCAGCTATTTTATTTACTTCTTTTTCATTTGGATTTGGCCCACCAAAAATAGCAAATGTAGCATTTTGCCTGGCTACTGATGGAAGACCACGAAAAAGTTGCGAAGCCATCAAAAGTAGCCCACAATTATAATGCCTAAATCTGGTAAGAAAACTAAAAATTGAAGCTCCTTTCTTTATTCCTAAAAAGTCATCTAATATAATAGCTATGAATGGTTGTTTATCTTTTGGGAAAGATTCTTGATATTTTACAATATTATCAATAATACTATCTTTATATTCACTAAATATAGTGTCTGGAAAAGCCTTTTTTAAAAATCTTGAAGTTCTATCATTATGGATGGTATTACTAATAATATAAACAATATCAAATTGGTCTTTGAATAGATTAGGATTCAAAATTAAATTACTAATTAATGTTGATTTTCCAGTTTTTACTGGAGATATAACTATACCCATTTGTCCAGTAGCTATATTGGGTAAGTTTGGGTGTATGGGTCTTTTTAGTTTCTTTTCAGTCCCATCTTCTTTTACCGGTAGAATTGTTAAGTCAAAACCTTTATCACTCATCTTTTATATAATATAGATATTTTATTTTTCTATAAAAAACTAAATTATAATTTCTAAAAAAATATCTAATCTAATATTAAAATGGAACATGAAGAAACAGAGTTAGTTATTAAGAAAACCAGTCTTATTCTTCGTATATTAAAGAAGATTAAGTGTAAATTTGTATGTTGTAGTCATAGTAGTTGCAGTATTAATGAAGAAGATAAAAAATAAATAAATAAATATTAATAATTAATTAGTATTTATATTTAAAAAAAAAATCTTTATATATATAAAATGGTGAAAGTAAAATGTTTATATATTGATAATGTGCATTTAGCCTATGAATGTCCCTTCTGTTGGAAAGTTGGGAAAAATGTAAAGGGTAGTCCCTTTATGAAGAATGGAAAGCCTTATAAAACGGCTACACCAAATATCCATAGACATGGAAGTAATGGTGGAAAAGTTGGTAATGGAACTGAACATAGAACATCCCACTGCACTTTTAGTAAAGAAAGTGTAGAAATTGAAATAACTGATGATACACCAAGAGAAACTCCATATAATCCTTTAGTTGTATCTTTTGAATAATTACCACAAATACTTATGACTAAAGTATTTAGGAGAATCCTTTTTAGCTTCTTTTCCATGTCTGGAATAATAAGCATCCCTTCTTTTTTTATCTCCATGGTCTAATTTGGAGTAATGTTTTAATTTTGTAGTATCTTTATATTGGCCATAACGAGAATCTCCAAAAGATACTTTTTTATAACCTTTTTTGTTGTCTGCTTTAACATAGACATCATATTTTTTGTTTTTAACTTTACTTACAAAAGGTTCATATAATTTAACCATTTTAATAATAGAATAGATTTTATTTTATTATTAAAAATCTTATGTAATTATAAATGGAAGTTCAATCAGTTAGATTAGAAAAAAGTAAATATCCTACTTTAGCATCAGCAGAAAAAAAAGTAAAATCTTTAGGATTTAATCCTAAATACAGAGGTAAAAATATGACTCAATATAAAGCTGGACAATCAGTTAATTTTTGGAGAGCCAGGCAGAAACCACCAACAAAATTCATAAAAGGTTCTTTTAGAACCAAAAAGGTTAGTGATGGTTGCAGTTTGATTCTGGGTAAATTAAAAAAGGACTAAATTGGCCAAAATATTTTCTTATATAATATTACCAGAAGTGTCCAGTTATGTAGAAAAGAGAGCCGACCTTATAATTTAATTACCTTCCTCCTATTCATTTGCACCTTTGGTCTTAATTCATATTTATTAGATTTTTCATTATGTTTAATCTCATATTTAAGTTTTCCAATTTTGTCTTTTAAATCAGCTTTGGACATTTTCCAAACACCAACAATTTTGTCCTCTTTATTCATTTTACTTGCTAATTTTCGTAAGTGTGTTAATGATACATCTTTAGTAGTCATCTTTTTATAATTACTAAAGATTTTATTTCTTATCTTTATTTCTCAAGTTATATTCAATCTTTTCCTTTTCTTTTGTAATTTCTTGTTTTTCTTTATTATTCATACCTTCTTCATTTCTAACTAAAACATGTTCTAAAACTTCATTAAATCTATCTCCATATATTTTTCTTAAGTGTTTCAATCTCCTACATTTTTCACATAAATTAGTAATTAATGCATATTCCTCTTCACAAAAAACACAACTAAACATCTTTTATTATAAACAAAGATATTATTTACAAAAACATTTTTTCCAAATACAATTATATCCAATATCAAATATCATGTAAGACATACCTAAACAACAAAAAAATAATATAATATCCATTTTGATATTATATTATATTTTAAATTAAAAATTAGTAAAATTAAATTAAAGAGGGATTGTTGGTGGTGTATTTAAAACCCTTTCATATTTATAAATTGGAATGGGAGGAGTCAATTTTTCAATATGATACTCTTTATATTTCTTAATCCTTGAACTATCTGGATTTACGATGAAATAAATTGCAGACCGGTTCAAACCATATTTTTCTTTTATCTCTGCTTGTGTTGTGAAATAATTACTTTCAATTAAATTAGTTTTTTCATTATCATCATACAAACTAACTTTGTAATGATAATTGTTGATATTCTTACTTCCGTTTTTTCTGGGCATCCTTTTATATATATAAAGATTTTTTTTTTAAATCAATTTTTTATTTATTAATTGATTAAATAATATCTTTTAAATTAATATTTTCTTATACATTCTTAAGCTGAAACACGAACCTGGCCACCTTGGAGAACCATTTGTCTTTCTACAACAGCCCAATAACTATTGAATCGTTCTGCATTATTTTCAGCAGTTCTATTAATAGTTCTATCTATACTAATTGGTTTCTGGCCAACTTCAGTTCCAACACCCATAACATTATAAGGTGATGTGGTAAGGTCAATACCAAAGAAATGCTGGTGTCCTTCCATTTCTCCACGAATAGTAAGTCCTTCTATAGTTGCATCAGTAATCATTTCATTAGCAATTGGATGGTTTGCAGTTTGTTTATCTGTAAGCTGGTCAGTAGAAAACTCACAATTAAGAACATTTAAATCAGTATTAAATACTTGAGCCAACTGGGACTGCTTGTAAGCTTCCCTTTGGACTGGTCTATTATATTTAAGTTTATCATTAATTCTAACATTATAAGAATCAGCAACATTATAACCATGTGAAGAATATTTACCTAAAACAACATTAGTCTGGGTTTTAGAATCCATACCTACAATACTTCTAACAACTTTACCGGATAAACCTAATTCACGATTAACACTCTGGGGAAATACTTGAGCTCCAGCTGGAGCTGGATTTGCGGCTGGATGAGATGTTGATGTAAGGATAAGGTCTTCATAAGGCATAACCATTCCAGTATCACTCATAACCAATTTTGCAGTTTCTTCCATTCTATCATCTGTATAAGTAAGATAATCAGCAAGGAACTTAACATTTGTAGTTCCAATAGATATAGAAGTATCACCAGCATAAGCATCTTGGAAACAAGCAATATTACCTACATCTCCGGCAGCAGTTCCTTGACGACTCCATGTAAGTTCAATAGAAACCGGTTCATGAATAAGATAAAGGGGAAGCATAACATTCCTCATCATAGGGAATAATTCGCTTAATTTAATTGTAAATACTGGGCATTCTACTTCACTTGTTCGCAATTTAATTATTGAAGGAACTACACCAACTTTAGCACCACCACTCCAGTCAATATTACATGGCTGATAAAATCCATCTAAACTATTATCACCTTCCATTCCATCAATAGTTCCTTTAGTGGTAAAATCCTTTAGCTGTTTTTCCTCATTTGTCTTAAATTGTCTTTTTATTGTGTGATATTTTCCAAATTCATCACTCGTGGCCACGGCGGTAGTTCCTATACGGAGAACTGCTCTGGAAATAGCAGCAGAAATTCCAGTCCTAAAGGGAAGAAAACATTTATCATCTCCAGCTGCAACTGGATGAACTGAAAGCTGGACAGCAGAACCCACATCCAAAATACCTTTTCTTTCTAAAACAAACCGGCATGATTGTTGGGTAATTGTAATAGGGTCTAATATAGATGTTTCTATATTCATAGTTGAAATCGTTGGGAGGGGAGCAACTTTTAAAGCACTTGGTAAAGCTTGATTACTTGAACTCATCTTTTATAATTACATAAGATTTTTTTTTTGGAAAAAAATTATTAATAATCTTAATATTAATAATTTTGAACAATAAATAAAAAATAAAAAAATGGACAAAATTGGTAAAATTCTTATATATATTAATTTCCAAAAGTGTCCTTATGAAGAAATCATAATACCTTGTGGAGAATATTGGAGAGTATTTTGGGCTAATACATAACTAAATACTGAATTAGGACTTTGGCCATCTAATTCACTCTTAATGCGGAGTGAGTAATTAGTTTGTGAATAATCTACACCAACTTTATATGGGTCAGTAGAAACACCTATACCAAATACTTCGGCTGGGTCAGCTTGAGTTCCGGCATATGCATCTCCTCCTTCAACATTCAAATCAGTAGAAAGTTTATTCTGTGTATTAAGTGAAATAACTGAATGATTCATAAGTTTATAAGGTTTAATTGCATTAATGAAATTTGTTTCTAATTCTGCTAAAGGTCTATCTTCATTCGTTCTGGATGGAAACTCTACATCTACCATGTTCTCAATTGGGAATAAAATTCCACCTTTGCTAAAGGAAACTTCTTTAACTTCAGCATCCTGGTCATAAGCTCCGCCATTAGCATTACGAAGTGAAGGAGTTGTGAAACCATCTTCATTATAATTATTAATGTGAGTTGTAGGAAGGAAATTATGGAAAACTGAAAGAGTCTTACTTGTTCCTAAATTAAGGTTCTGTGTCTGGTCGCTGGAATTAATAACTGAATAGAGGTGTGAAACTGCATTATAAGTCATGCTTCCAGAAGCAGCAGTCCCCATCTGGGCTACACCATCAGCATCCGGAACAAGAAGGTCATAGGAAAGTGTTAAATCCCTTAACTGATAAAATGCACCAGTTCCAGTTCCAGCATCATTTTCTTTAGTAGCTACACCAGCATCATCATAAGAATACCATGGGCCGAGAACATTTGAATCCGGTGCTAATTCTAACTGAACAATTAAACCTCTAACACCATTCTGTCCAAGAGGAATAGGATTTCCACCAGATAAAAGACCGGTTCTTAATGGAACTGAAAAACCTACATCTTCATTCATTCCAACTGCTCCCAAATTACCACGAGAAGCAGTAAGGGATTGCTGGGCTACACAAGTATCTAAATCTTCAGCTGAATGGGTGATACTCTGGGCAGATGCAATATACCTACCATATTGTCTTACAACTTCTAAAGTTTGATTTGTTTGTGAAGAAAGTGTAATTTGGTTAATACATGCTGAAACACCAACACGAGAATTAATAGCAGCATTATAAGCTCCACCACCTTTACGATTATCATTATCTACTAATGCTGGGACTGCTTCAGTAGAAGTATCTTTATTAAGTCTTAAAGTTCCGTTAAGACGGAGGGAAGAACCTACAAGCATTTTATCTTGAGAAGCTATAAGGAACTGAACAATTGGGAAACCTTGTCTAAATGAATAACTTTGGAAGGCTGGGGGGTTAAGTGGGTTTATTTCAACCTTTTCAACATCAACAATAGTAGTTTGATTACTTGAACTCATCTTTTATAATTACATAAGATTTTTTTTTTAGAAAAAAATTATTAATAATCTACAATTTTATTAATAATTCTTAATATAAATAAATTTTGAAAAAATTAAATTTTTATATATTTTAACTCATGACTAATACTCCTTGAGATGAGATATTAACTCTGCGGAGATGATTTACAAAATGCTCATACATCTTGGCTTTTGCAGCTCCTTGATATTCAACACGAAGGGATAAATCAGCAGCATCAAGATTAAATACCTGGCCATATTTAGATAAACCACGACCAATTAAAAACCTATCTGGAACTCTCTGTAAATCTCTAACACCATATCCGGCATTCTGTAAAGCCTTCTCAAGTTCTATAATATGGAGTGCATCTGTTCTGGCTGGAGTTTGTGTGTATCTTTCTAAATCTACCCTCCGGTCTGGAACTAAACTTCCACCGAAAACATATTGATAATTTCTACATCCATCAGTTAATCCCTTAAAAGAAGATTCTTCTATACTTCCTTGTCCATCCTGGTCAAGAGGAACTGAAAGAATACTAAAAGCCCTATGCTGATTTGCTGGGATAAACTGGTTAGTAAGACCATTAAGAGAAGTAAGATTAAATCTGTATAAAGTATCAGTTCTATAATCCATGCTTAATCCTTTATCACTTGTAATCTGTTTCATCATTCTTTCTACATAACTTTGAGGAGGCTGAACTTGAGCTACAAGTAATTCTAAATCACTAATAGTCCATGAAACCGGAGGCCACGGCCCAGCAAGAGGGACACCAACTTCAGTATAATTAGCAACTCTCATTCTATCAGCTTGAACAAAATAAACTTTACTATCAGCTGGATAATCAACATTAGCAATAGCAGTTCCTATAGCACGATTAGGAATAACCTTAATAACTAAATTATCACCACCATCTTTAGTAAAACCAGCTACAACACCTAAATCTGTTTGCTGTGAATCATCAGCAAGACTTAAGTAAAGGTGGTCGCCAATAAATAAAGGATTATCACCCCCAGCGGCAGCAGCAGCAATACTATCTCCCTTAATTGCAACATCAAACTGGTCATCAATAGCAACTTTAGTGAATTTTGCTGCTGGATTAGCACCAGTATTTCCTAAAATAGGAGTTTTTAAAAGTAAAGCATTTGCTTGACCATTACCAAGACTGGAAGCTACAACTGAACTTCTTTCAATAGTATCTAAAGTCATCTGGACACGAAGACCTTGAGTGGCTACAAGGGGAAATACCTTTGCAGTTTGACCAAGAATACCGGACTGAATACTTTGCTGAATCTGGACATTTTTGGCTACTGGAGAAGTAGTAATAACACCAGCATCCCAATCACCGGTTTTTCCCCAAAATAATTGATTATCTAAATTATCATTACTGGATTTTCCCTCAAAGAGTTCTCTTTTGTGGTCAATAGATTTATTAGCAGTATATCCCCAGTTCTGGGCACAATTAACATTATAATCCTGGAGCATTTCTAATTCTGCTTTACCAGTTCCATCTTGAATGCGAATATCACGGAATAAACTATTTACTCCAGCACGACCATCTGGCCTACTCTGTCCTCTACCGGAAAAAGTTAAATTATATTTGAGGTAAAGTGTAGAAGGGTCAATAAACCCTAAATATTGTGGGAGAAGCCAACGGATTTGATTAACTTGTGGGGTATAATCTATCTGGGCTTCTGGCTTGATTGAAACAACTTTGGTTGCGACAAATGCAGTATCTTGATTAGCTTTGAACATCTTTTATATAATATAGAAATATATTTTTTTTTTAAAAAAACATAATATTAATTATTTTTAAATACTTAATATTTTGATTAAAAGATAAAATTAAAATATCAATTACTAATAAATGGACTCAATAGAAATACTTGACGAAATAGAAGATTTAATTTATTGGAATTTATCATTTGGAACACCAATTAAAGAATCTCTAAAAGAAATAAATAGATTAGACCTTTTAGAATATTTTACTGAAAATATACATGAAAATGAAAATTAAAAATCTGGACTAAATTGGCTAAATCTTAATATATATAATATAGCCAAAAGTGTCCATTTTAAAAAGCTCCTTGAGATGCTGGAGTATCAACAGCGGAATCAAAACTGGGTAAGGTAAGTTCCCCTCTTGTAGAGGAAACAATTGGAGGAGGAGGTGCTTTTGGTGGTGTAGGGTCTTTATGATGGTGGAAGAGCTCATATAAACCAATTCCTATCCCAGCTAATATTCCAATTGGCCCTAATGCTTCTGCTCCAACGGCAGCAGCTCCTAAAGCAGCATCACCAACAGCACCGGCCGCCCCAGCAATAGCACTACCAGCAGTAGAAGCGGCATCAGCCGCCGCTGATGCAAAAGTAGCAGCAGTATCTCCAAGAGTATCAGCAGCACCTTCAGCAACATCACCACCCACATCACCACCTAATCCGGCTACATCCCCTTCTGGGTCAGCATCTAAAATAGATTGTTGTGTTGCAGTTCCTACATTAGCCGGAGCATTTATAGCAGTAGATAAAGGTGTAGCAGCAGCAGATTCAGCTGAAGCTCCAAAAGTAGAAGCATCCGCTAATTCCATTTCTCCACCAGCTTCCGGTAAAGCTGATGTATCTTCTAAAGGTGTATCTTCAGCAGCTTGAAAACTACTTCCAGTTCCTTCATTAGGGGCAGAATCTAAAGGAGTATTACCAGCATCAGCAGCATCATCCGCTCCAGATGCTTCTGGTTCTCCGGATGCTCCACTATCATCTGCTTCTGGTTCTTCATTATCTTCTTCTCCATCACCATCTTCATCACCATCCGCATCAGCCTTTTTAGCTCCATATCTGGCTTTTAATCTTTTAAAGGCTTCTACACCCAAACCAACAGATTCACTAACTTCACCTGCGGCTTTAATTTTTGCTGCATCTATACCAGCTTTTTCTAACATATTACTTCTCCAATCAGCAAAAAAGTTATTATCATAATTATTAACATAATCACTCATCCCATTCAAGGAATCACTATAAGACCCTAAAGTAGATTGAAAACTTTGTAATCCTTTACTTGAACTCATCTTTTATAATTACATAAGATTTTTTTTATAGAAAAAATATTAATATATCATGTTAATATTTTAAAAATTTAAATAAATTTATTTCTTCTTTTTACCTTTAGATTTGGGGACATCCTCAAAGGCTCTACGACCTTTAACACGATGGCCACCTTCAACTCTAATATCTCCCTTTTTAGAAGAATAATCTTGCACATCTCCACCTTTCTTGGCGGATTTAGTAGCAGAAATTTTCACAGCACCCTTTTTGCCTTTACCTTTAGCCCATTCTTTTGCTGCCGGTTTCAAAGCTTCACCATATTTAAGTCCTTTCTGTTTAGCATACTTTTTAACAAAGTCAGTCCATTCACTCATCTTTTATAATTACTAAAGATTTTTATTTTCAAAAAAAAATAATTAATGTTTTTTATATAATTCTTGTTGATTAACTGAATGTCCCATTTTATCTGCGATTTCTTGTTTTTCTTTTAAAGATGGCCCACCAATCTTTTCAGTAATAAATATGTGTCTAATTAAGCTTGAACTAATATTAGATTTTCCAGAAGGTTCAAAAGTTTTATTTAAATATTTTGTTAATCCATTAGCAGTCATAGGTTCTTTTTTAGAATTAAGTAATAGATGACCGGATGTATTAAACTTTAACCAAACATTTAACATGGAATTAAGTTTCTTTCCTACTTCTATTTCTTTTGTTCCATATTTTCCAGATGTCTTATATTCACCTAAACTAAAAAACTTATTATTTCTGGATTTAATTACTAAATAGTTTTTCTCTTTTTTCTGTGATTCAGTAAGTTTTTGATAATCTGGATATTTAATAACATCCATAATATAATCATTTCTTAATGGTGCTTGGTCATCTAAAACATATAATCCACTAACTACCCATTTTTGCAATAAATCAAATTCTTTATTAGTTATTTTATCCGGTTCTTTCTGGAATACTTTTCTTTCTTTTAATTCATTACGATAATTTCTATTGACTTTTCTTAATGATGCTAATGTTGTCCAATTCTTATCTTCCTTTTCACTTTTCTTTTGTTCTTCTTGTTCAGTATTATATTGTTTAGCTAATTCTTCCATCTCATCCCTATAATATTTAACATCATCCTTAAACTTATCACCTTGGGAACTTAATGCTACAACTATAGAAGCCAAATAAGTTTTTCTGGAAGATAGTTTCATATCTTCTATAGCTTTCATTACTTTCTCCCTTTTTTTCAACCACATAAGATTATTGAAATCTCTTTTAGAGAATATCTTATCATGTAGTTTTTCAATATTGAATAAATACACCTTTAAACTTGATGGTTTGATATTTCTGGATTCAGTAATATCCTCACCTAATTTTTTGATAAACTTTTCTTCACTCATCTTTTAATATTACTATAGATTTTATTTTTTAGTTTTTTTCTAAAAAATAGAATTAATTTATTTAGTTAAATATTTAATGATTTCCAGTTTCTCTTCTGGTGATAATGTAAAATTATCAATCTTGATTTTAATTAAATATACTTTATCAACATCTTCAACATTATTATTTAATATATCTTGATATTCATTACTGCATCTTTCCACATCAGCTTCAGTTGGATTTTCTAAAACTAAATAATCATCATTACTGATTAAATCTAATTTTTCATTATATACTAATTTTAATTCTCTTTGGACTATATCCACAAAAAAATCAATATTACTAACAAGTTTAATTAATACATTATTGAATAAAGAATCCATTTCATAATGACCTTCATATTTACATTTAATATAATCAATTAAAGTTCTATAAACTTCATCCATAGCTTTTTTTCCTCTTAATTGAGAATCTTTTAATCTTGGATAAGCACTTCTCTTTTTATTCCATTCTATTGGATTATTACTAATAGATTCATGTAGCATGTGAATAGTTCTCAATTCACATTCACCTTTTATGGATTTTGGAATTATTACAAACATTATATATTTTATAATGATATTTTTATTTTAAATAATTAATTTATTGATATACTGATTATTCTTATTATTTGTTAAAAAATACTCTGGGATATT